TTGTAGCTTGCGTATTGAGTTTAACGAAGCCGGTTCCTGCTGGCGTAAACGTAAAGCCGCCATTCGTACCTTGACCAAGCAGCAATGAAGCGCCCGCTGATCCGCCTCTCAGCGTCAGGTCGGTCGTCGTCGGTCCCGTAACTTCCCCGCTCACCGTCAGCGTCGCGCTCAACGTCGTAAACGCGCCCGTGCTCGGGTTGCTTGCGCCTATCGCCGTATTGGTGATGCCAACCGACGAGTAATCCGTCGAGACTCCGACTACGGCCCCGGTGCGGCCAAAGACGCTATTAACGGCATCCGTATTATCTACCTTTTGCCACGCCGTGCCATTAAAAATGGCCCAGTCCCCAACCGTCCAAGTCGTGACTCCATCCAGATTAGTACTCCCACTGGTGGAAACAACGTAGTAATAGCCCTTAGTGCCAATGCCCGATACCAACGTAGGACTATTAGCAGACGCATCCCACGTGCCTTGATAGCTAACCTGCCCCTCAAGGGCGAGATTGGGAGGGTTATGGATGAGAAGCGTCTTAAAGATGTCCATCTTAGAGGAAGTTTAGCTCTTGAATCTCAGCAGTCACATCAGCGGCATTTGCACGGATAGCCTTAGCTCGGCTAGCCATCTGCGCGGTCCAATAAGTTCGTCTGCTGTGAGTGGTGTAAGTGCTAAGGGTCCAGTTGATAACGCTCACAGCAGACGAACTAATCGTGCGCTGCGTATGGGCCGTAGCGTCTTGCGGAACCGCCTGCGACGGCGTGTTGACGATTTTAGCGTTAGCCATTTTAGTAAGTGAACTGGGACATCACTACCTTAGCAGCCGCACCACCGTGCGCTCGCATCTTAGCTAGCCGCGCAGCCTCTTTAGACCACCAGCCCTCAAAGGGCACTATCAGATGATGGCCGTTGGTGCCGTTAGGAGCAGAGCCGTCAAAGGTAACGTGAATATCCCCGCCCGTAATGGTGATGTAGCAACAGGTGGTACGCGGGTCAAAGGGAGTGGTGAACTGATAGACTGCCGCATTGTCTACGGTGAGCGTCTGCCCCGGTTGCGTCCCGTTCGGGAGAGGATGGAGATTAACAACGTAGCTATTCATTAGTAGAGACGGTAGGAGCGGTTAAGATGCGTAGAAATACGGTGGGCCACAACACCTGACGACCTCACTACATCAACGCCTGCAAGCTCCGCATCAAGCACGTTTTGAGCGAAGCCGTCCTCGGCAGCAGCAACGTCATTCTTACCATCCGCCCGCAGCCAGTCAGCATAGGCCCCGTGACTGATGTACTCCTGCCACTCCTCGGGGATCGTGCTGCTATCGGTAGTATACGGCCCATCCCAGTCCATCTTGTAGGTCACATAGGCAGAGGCCGTAGAACTGCTAGGATCGGCCACAACCGCCGCGCCCGCATTGGTGACGTAGAACTCAAGCTCCACAGCCGAGTTCATATAGAACGGCTGGTAGATCTTGTGGACCCGCAGGAACTTGTCGATGGTTGGCTTACCGGCCTGCGCGAAGGGGATAATGTTGCTGTTAAGGGTAGCGGTGCCGGTGCCAGTGCCCACAGCCGTCGCCACAAAGGTAGTGCCCACCGTGCTAGCCGAGGCCCCTACCGCAATCCAGTTGGTGCCTACCCCAACCGTCAGGATGGTGTAGGTGTAGCCCACCACAAGCGCCGTAGCGTTAACCGTAGTGGACTGATAGTTGCGAAGCTCACCTACCACCAGCCAACGAGGCCAAAAATCCGTAGCCTCGTAAGCCAACCGAGCACGCCGATTGATGAACTCGGTGATCTGCGTCTGCGCGTTGGCGTCGGGCGACGGGATGCCGCACAACGCCTTTACGCGATTATAGATCGAGCTATAGGTGACGTTAGCCATTAGACTTTATTGGGGGCCAGATGGGGGAAGTAACGCTGGTAGTCCCGAATGAAGCCTTTGTCGTGCATCGCCTGATGCCCGTACTTCTTCCGCATATTGAACCACTCCCACGCCGGGGTCACCGCGACGCAGCGGAGGTTCTTAAATCCGAACTTCTGGTTCTCCTTAATCTTCTCAGCTTCCTGAGCACAGAGCTTCTCGCGCTCATTCTCCCAAGCCTGCTTGAGAGCAATGCCAGTGGTGATCTCCCGCATCAGGGCGCGGTCAACCTCGCCATCTGCATACTTCGGGAGTGACGTAATGATGTTCATAAAAAAGCCCGTGCGGCATTGTACCACACGGGCTTCGATTAAGGCTTAATTGCTATTAGGCAATCACGCGGATCTGGCCGTGGGCCAGCGGGGAGAAGACCTGAAGGGTCGCCGCCGCGTCCACGAAGCCCTTCTCACCACCACCCGCATTCGGAACGCGGGTCGAGCCAACGCTCAGAAGCTCGGCAATGCCGATATAGTTGGGGTTGATGATGTAGCCACGGTTGGCGTCCGGCATACAGGCAGGGTTGCCGTTGACCACCGAGATCAGACCGAAGTCCGAGTCATAGGTGTTCACCGATAGGGTGATCTGCTTGTCGTCCGCCATCTGGTTAACGTGATAGACGTTCTCGCTGGTGTTGCCGTCCGCACGGGCGAACCCGCTGACAACGCGACGCAGGGCCGTACCCGCAATCAGGCTCAGCGAATCCACATTCCCGGTCTGGGAGAAGATGGAGGCGATGAGGCCGTTGAAGGCGTTCTCCGTCAGGGTGCCGGTGCCGTGGATGGACGCCGCCGGGGTGCGGTAAGCAGCCGGAACGTCAGCGCCGGGAGCGGCTTGCAGCCACAGACCCAGACCACGCGCCTCATAGCGCGTCGCAGAGCCGTCTTCCACCGCACGGTCGTCGTCCGAGCAGAAGGTGAACTCCATATCGCGCTTGAGTTCGCGGATGGCCTTCGACTCGGCCTCCGCGAGGCGGGCCGGACCAACGGACTCGACAGCCTGCTGAAGCTGGCTGACCATAAAGTCACGCCGGAACAACTGGATGTAGTTACCGAGACGGGCGCGGTTGGTGAACTTGTCCGTGTAGGTCGAGATGTCCGTGCCTTCCTGAATACCCGCCTTAGACGGGGTAGCCAGAGCATCGACCGTCCACTCGTTATAGGTGGCGGTGGCTTTGCTCTTGGTGGCGAGGGAGGTCAGCGGGGTCTCCTCGGGGGCGAGGACGGTCAGGACATCCGTGAGGTCTTCACGGTTGGAAATGGCCGAAGCATTCGTGCCATTGGTTTTGCTGTAGGTGTTAGAGAACGACATTGTAGTAGTTAGTTAGGTTCGAGAATATTGAAGAGCGCGGATTGCTTTGAAGTCCTTATAACTGCCGCTCTTGTTAAAGCGGGCGGAAAGGTCATTCAGGGCCTTCGACTGACGAGCCTCGGGCTTTGAGGATTCTGCGCCTTGGTTCATCACGGGAGACGGGGGAGAGAGCCGGGCTGACGACTTCGCATCGGCAGGACGGCGACCATACAGGCTGTTCGCTGCGTGGGCTAGCAGGTAGGGCAACTGGGGCGCAAGATCAGGCAAGAGCCTTTCGACTGCCTTAAACTTAGCGTCACTCACCATCGCCTCATACTGCTTGCGGACATCATTGTCTTCTCCCTGTAGCCAAGAAAGCTCAAGTTTTGCTTTCTCACTCATAGCTTGCTTCATATCGGCGCGGCTTTTTGCCAGAAGGATCTCCTTCCCCTGAGCGGGAATGTACACATCCCTAGCCTTCCGCGCACGCTTCACAATCTCTCTGAGTTCGCGCTTGGTATACTCTTTGCCGCCTTCGTTCGTCACGACTTCGTCGGCACCGAGGTCTTCGGCTCGGTCGAGCCGCTCCTCTGCCCATTCCATCACCTCCGAAAGCTCCTGATATTTGGCATCAAGACCTTCCTTAGTGTCGATGTTAGCGTAGGGGTTGTCTTTAACCTTCGCTTCGAATGAGGACTCCTCGCGCTTGGCAATCTCTGCTTTAAGGGCTTCCACTTGTTCCTCAGCAGCCTTACGTTTTGCCGTGAGTTCCCCGAATCGGGCCACAGCTTTGCTGCCGAGTTTCTGCGAAAGCTCCTTAAGCTCCGCTTCACTCATAGATTCCAAGTCGTAATCCTTTGAAAGAACCTTCGGATCCTCTTCGGGCTTAGGTTCCTCAGAAGTCGGTGACGGCTCTTCTTGCTTCACCTCCTCCTTCGGTTCCGTAGGCTCGTTGGGAACCTCCTCTTTGGCCTCTTCCTTTGGCTCCTCTGGCGGATTTTTCGCCTGAGCAGCTTCCGTAAAAGCCTTATATCGCATAGCGATTAGCTCGCTATTAGACATATTCTTACCCACAGGTTTTTGGACGGCTCCTGCGTTAGCCGATTGGACTTCAGTAGACATTATGGGTGCCGTCTTTACGCCACGGGCATTGCGAGGCCCGCAGTTTAACACACCCAGTCAGTTCATTAACCCGGCAGTCCCTGCATCTTACGCATTCCGCGCCTAATCAGGAGGTCTTGATAGTTGGACAGGTTCAGGATCTCGTCGTAAACCTGTATCTTGCCGCTAATCTCCCTGACGCGACCGTCAGGAGCCCGGGGAAGGCTGGAAATAGCCAGTTCCCGGCCTGCCGCGACCCAATCGAGGAAGTCGAGAAACTGCTCTCGCTCCCCCAGAAACCTAATTTGCTCCTCTAGCGGGTGCTTCTTATTGCCGAATAGGTTCATTGATTGATAGTCTGGGTCTCAACCCCGCCCATCTGGGCAGGAGCCGTACCCAATCGACCGATCTCAGCGTTCTGCTGCTGGGTCAACGCGAACTGGTACTGGGCGGTGTACTTCTCCAGCCGGGTACGGAACGACTCGTCCTGTTGCAAGCGGCCCATAACGTCTTGCTGGGCAACGTATTGCTTGATTACCTCAAGTGCAATCTGTGCCCCATTGGGTCGAGCCCCGGCCTCAATGCCAGCGTAGATCTTAGAGAGGTCGTCCGTCACCAACTTGACTACCTGCTGCTGCGCCTGCTCGGCGGGTTGCAGGAAGGCGTCGGCCATAATGGGGTCGATCTGGGTGGCGCTGATTTCCAGCAGCGCATCGACATTGATCCGCCCATTCTTGTCCAACTGGAGCAGATTGACGAACTGGGTCAGCCGCGCCTCCACCGTCTCGGGGTCGTTATTGAGGACATCAAAGCTAATCTTGATGTCGAAGTCCTCGTCAGGGTTGCCCTTATCGAACCGCATAGGGTCCGCCACCCCGGTCACGCGGAAGAACATCTGCTCGGGGCCGAACCGCTGGTAAGACTTGAAGCAAGCCTTTAAGACCTCCTGCGCGTGATTGAGGAACTTGTTAACCAGAAACTGCTGACGGATCTGGCTGATGGGATTGTCAGCCGCGAGACCGACAATCTTATCCGCCGCATCAATCATCGTGTTCTCCATCTCCACCGAGCCGGGATTGTAGGGAGGGACAGGGCCGAAGGTAATTTCACCAGCACGGCGCACAGGAACAAAGCGTCCCGGCCCCCAGTCGGAGGGTGGGTTGCCCGGTTGATGCATAATCGGAGGCAGGGTAGCCAAGCTATTGCGATCCACGCGGCTATCCCGCTCGGCCTTCACCTGATCCTGCGGGCCCTTAAGGATGTCGGCAAAGGTTTGGATGTCGTACAGCCGCTTGTTGTCCTCCGACAGCCGAGTCACGACAAACGGATAGTCGTTGTACCCGTTCAGAAGCTCGTACTTGGCGTAAGGCTTGATGTCGCCCTGCCCGGTGAACTTCGGGTTGAACACCGTGATGTAGATGCCTTCCGAGCCATCCTCGGGGTCAATGAGGCGATTGAACGCATACACCACCTCGACCAGTTCCGTCGCGTCGTACTGCTGGCGATACTGGGAATAGGACGCGGATCGCGTGCTGTAGATGTTCTCCAGATTGTAGGTGTTAACCCCGCTGTAGTTCTTGATGATGTGCTCGCACCACTCCATATCCCAGCCGTCCGAAGCCGCGCGAGACAACACCTCCTGCACGGAGAGGAAGGTGCGGTAGAAGACGAAGGGAGCCCGCTGCGGGTCGATGCAGTAGGAGGGGAAGAACACATCCCCGTCCGGC